AAAAAATGCAAGAAACGCTAAAGACAAAGGCAAGGACTTTGTAATAAATAGCGTTCATGAATTAAGTAATGAAAGAGCAGAAAGCGCAATCAAACGAGGTTTAGCAATTGAAGTTGAAACGGAAAAAGAACCAACAAAAAGCACACAAGAAAAAAAGGCTAAAAAGACTATAAAAAAATAAATGATTACCTACCTTGACATCATAACGATTGAAGAAGCTAAGAAATATCTAAGAATATCAGACACTAATTTTGATAATCAAATTATAAGATATATTCAAAGTTCCTGTATTTCGTTTGAACAAAAAACAAGGCATTTTTTAGCGACTAAAGAAAACGTTAATTACAAGAAAGATGTACGTTACTATGACTTTCCTATATCTGATGAAAGCAATGTAAATATTTGTTCGTTGTATTTCATTCCTAATGAAGATGTAACGCTAACTTTAGGTTATACAGATAGGGAAGAAGTGCCAGAGGATATTCGACAAGCCTTGTTTAAAATGATTGAGGGTATGTATTATGCGGAAGAGAACAACGAGTATTTTATAATGAATAGTTTTACAGACAATGTCATTCATCAATATAAAAGATTTTGGATATAGTTAATGCAAAACAGTTAAATAGATTAGCAACAATACAAAAGGCTATTAATACGCCTAATATGTACGGTGGTTTTGACACTACTTTTGAGGATGTTTGCGAAATTTATGTATACCTATCAGACAAAAAGTTTTCTGTTTTAAATTCTGCTGGTCAACGTATATTTACTAAGCAAAAAAAGATAGTTGCTAGGTTTGTTGAAATTGAAACAGGCAGCAGAATAGTAATTGATGGTAAAATTTACAGCGTTTTAAGTTGGTCGGAATCTTATAAGGGAACGCAAATAGAAATAATGATTCAAGATATAGAATGAAAGTAAGAGGATTAAAAGCGTTGCAAAATAGAATTACAGGAGCGAGCAAATCTATAAATAATGAATTAGACATTGCAGTAAAAAGTGGAGTATTGACCGCTAGAAATACAGCTATACAACAAGCACCAAAAGACAAAGGGCAATTAAGGCAAGGGATTAATTTTAGAAGATTAGGTAAAAGACATTATGAATTAAATAGTCAAATGCCGTATTCTATATTTCAAGAATTTGGCACAGGTTTTAGCATAAATGTTCCAACAAACACAAGTCCACAACTTAGAAAAGTAGGATTGAATTATAAGTATGGAAGTAGGCTAAAGAGCAAAGGAATTAGACCAAAGTTATTTATGACAAAAGCGTTTTGGGTTGCAAAATCTTATGTAGCAGAAAGAGCCTTTAGAATAGTAAATAAGAAAAGATGAATATTGATAGCGAAATAAGAAAGTTCTTTTTTACTGCATTAAGCGGTCAATATTCGGTATACAACAATCTGCAAGGCATTAATAAAGATAATAATTGCTATATCATAACTCAACAAAACAGAACAATAGATGAAGCTAATAAATGCGGTTATGCTTATGATTGTGCTATTGAGATTGAATGTATAGATAGGAAAGGAGTAAGTTCAAACGCAGTTAATGGGTTAATACTTGAACAAATGGAAAGTTTTGTGGAAACTGCTTATCATTCTTTAAATTTACCTAACTTTGTCATAAGTAATAAAACGTATAATGTAAACTATATAACTGCTGAAATAGCAGCAGACAACAATAAAAGAGCAATTATATTAATTAATTTTAAAATAGGTAATTATGAGTGATACTAAGCCAATTAATGGGCAAAATGGGATGCTTTACAGATGGACAGTTGAAGAAGCTGAGCCAGCATGGAAGCCAATCGGATGTTTTACATCAAACGAATATAGCGCAGATACTGCTATAAACGAGCAATCTTCAACCAAGTGTAATCCAAATGAAAGCAGAAAAACAGAAGGAACTAAAAACTTTAGTTTGAGCGGTGATGCAGAGGTGTACGATTCGGTAGATGGAGACCCAAAGGAAAGTTATAGAGATTTGCATGCTATTATGTTAGCAGGTGGTGTGCAAGACTATCAATACAACACAAATACAGATGATGTAGATTCTTTAAAAGTATTTGTAAAAGGTTTTTTAACAAGCCTTGTATTGAGCCAAGAAAATGAGCAATTCAGCACATTTACGTTAAGTATTGATGTAGATGGCACACCATTAACAGTAGACCCATTCGTATAATATGGCTAAACAAGTAGAGTTATTCGGTGTTAAAGTTCGTTTTGGTTTATATTTTTTAAATGAATTTCAGAAGGAAGCGAAAGCAGACAACTTACAAGATTTGTTTCAAAAACTGAAAAACGATGTGATTGGCTTAATACCAATTGCATTATTGGTCGCACATAATATAAGCAGCAACAAAAAAATAAACTTTGAGCAGGCTTGTGATTTAATCGACGATAATGGTGGTATATTAGGTGAAGAGGTTAAGAAGTTTCAAGAAGAAATGACCTCATCTTTAGGTACAAGTCTTGAAAATGAGATTGCATCAAAAAAGCCTAGTAAAAAAAAATAAACTGGGATATTGATATTTGGAGCGTATGCCTTTATGAATTAGGTTGTAAGGACTTAGAAGAAGCATATCAATTAAGTTGGCGTGAATTTCAACTTAAACTACACGGTTTTAAAAGAGTTCAAAAAGAGCAATGGCATCATAGTAGATTAATTGCTTACAACAGCCTAATAGGTTCGCATTTTAACCCAAAGAAGCTGCCAAAATCGTTAGACCACTTCATGCCTTTAGATGGTACACCACAAAGCACGGAAGAAGAAAGAGAAAGCAGAAAAAAAGCATTTATTCGTGAAATGAAAAAATATAAAAACAAATGAGTTTAGAATTTGACATTACAGCGAATATTTCCAAAATGCAGGCTTCGCTTAATAAGGCGCAAGCTAAATTAAATGACTTCGCAAAAAATGGTTCAAGCTCGTTAGATAAGTTTCAAAAGAAAACGGAGCAGATAGGGAAAGGATTAAGTGTATCACTTACTTTGCCTATATTAGCTTTAGGAGCTGCAACAATAAAAGCTGCAAGTGATGCCGAAGAAACTGCAAGTAAATTTGAAACAGTTTTTAGGGATATTTCAGAATCGGCAAATAAGTCATCAAAAGAGTTAAGAGATTCCTATGGACTTTCGACAACTGCAAGTAAAAAGCTTTTATCCGACACAGGGGATTTACTAACAGGCTTTGGCTTTACTCAAAAAAGCGCATTAGACTTATCAACGGAAGTAAATAAGTTAGCGGTTGATTTAGCTTCGTTTACTAACTTTAGTGGTGGAGCAGAGGGCGCAAGTGCTGCGTTAACTAAGGCTTTACTTGGTGAGCGTGAAAGCGTGAAAAGTTTAGGTATTTCTATACTAGAAGCTGATGTAAAAGCTAAAGTATTAGAAAACACGAAAAAAGGATTAACTTTTGAAAGCGAAAGGCAAGCCAAAGCATTTGCAACCTTACAAATTGCACAAGCACAAAGCGCAAACGCAATCGGAGACTATGCAAGAACATCACAAGGTTTTGCAAATCAAACACGACTTTTAGGACAAAGAATAAACGATTTAGCAGTAGAGTTTGGAATCATACTACTGCCATACGTTACTAAATTAACAAGTTTTGTTACAAGGTTAGTTGATAGGTTTTCAAAATTAGATGAGCGCACTAAAAAAATCATTTTAGTTGTTGCTGGACTTATTGCAGTTGCTGGACCATTACTATTAGCATTATCAGGAATTGCAGCAATTTTGCCAGCTATTGCAGGTGGTATTGCCTTACTTATGGGACCACTAGGATTAGTTGTATTAGGTATTGCAGCACTAACGTATGCGGTTATAGAGAATTGGGATACTATAAGGCAATGGGCGCAGGACATAGTAAATTACTTCATAGACCTTTACAATGAAAGTGTAGTCGCTAGAGTTGCTTTTGAAACGTTTTCAATGCAGTTAAAAAACACGTGGGAGGTTGCTAAATTTGTTGCAAACAGTATTTACGAAATATTTAAAACTAACTTTAAAAACTTAATCAGTATTGTAAAAGGTTTTGGAGGTTCTTTAAAAGCTCTGTTAACACTCGATTTTGCTGGACTTAAAAAATCGATAAATGAAACACTTAAATCACTAGCAGTAAATAACGCAAAGGCACTTGCGAGGATTAGTAATGACGCAGACAAACTTTGGGAGCAATTAAAAGAAAACGGAAAAAAAGCCTTAGATAACATTCTAAACCCAAAAACAAAAAACAAAGTAGAGTTTGTTGTTGGTGAAGAATCAAAAGCAAAAGTAAAAGAAGATGTTGCTAAGGCAGTTGCTGAGGGAGTTAATGAAGGTATTGCAGGCAGACCACAACAGCAATATGTAAACGCACTTGAACCAAAAGGACCACAACTTGGACCACCGCTTTGTCCTCCTCCTGTTTCAAGTGACTGTTTTGATGACACAATTGAAGAGTTTAATCAATTTGACGAAGACTTGAAAAACGTAATTAACGGAAGCATAGCCAATACACTTAGCCAATTAGGTACAAATATAGGTGAAGCGTTGGCAAATGGCAGAAGTGTTTTGGGAGCAATCGGAACTACTTTAATTCAGGGATTTGGGCAGTTTCTTTCAAATATGGGTGATATGTTAATAAAATACGGTCTTTTAGCGAAAGCAAAAGGAGCAATAGATTCAGCACTTGTAGCAGGTGGTCCCGCTTCTATAGCTGCTGGAATTGCAGCGGTTGCAATAGGAGTTGCTTTAAAAGCTGCTGGAGGTGCAATAGGTAGTTTTGCAAATGGTGGAGGTGGTGGAGGAGGTACAGGAGGTGGTACTCCAAGCGGTGCAACCACAACTTTTAGCCAAAGTGCAACCCAACAAAATAACTTTAGATTTGTTATTGAAGGAACGGATTTAGTGACCGTAGTAGACAGAGCGAGAAACCAATTAGACGTAATCGGAGGATAAAATGGCTTTAGAAATTTATCAATTATTATATTACAATGATTATCGAAATAAGTTTGATACGTTCCGTATTGAAATATTAAAAAAAACAACAGATACAATTCCAAATTTTAAAATAGATGCAGCTGCTAGTTTAAAATATAAGGAAACGGATGACTATTTAAACCCTATACGTAGTGCATCTTTAAGCATTCAAATAAATGCAAATGAAACACAACCTTTTGCAGAGTTTAGGGATTTTCAAGAACGAGATTACAAGGTTATATTTTACAGAAATGAAGTAAAAACATTTGAAGGCTTTGTTATTCCAGAAGGCATAAAAGAAAGTTTTGTAAACCCAAACTGGGTAATTTCAATAATTGCAACAGATGGTTTAGCAGGTTTAAAAAATCAAACTTTTAAATACAATAATGAGTTACCTTCTGAATTTGTTTTCCTAGATGTCTTGCTAAAAAACACAGGGATAAAACTACCTATTGCAATATTTGATGACATTAATGCAGAAAGTTTTATAAATCCACAAGGAGGGGTTTTGGATGACTTAAATGAACGCATTATAGAACCTAGAGTTTTTTTAAATGACAATGATAGGAACATAAGCGCAGCAGATGTATTAAATGACATCTTACAGAAATACAACTTTTGTCTTTGCCAGCACTTTGTAAATGCGAAACAATTTAATTTTTTGAGTGGTCAATTAATAAGCGAAACAAAAATACTTTGTTGGGTTATTTATAGACCTAGATTGGTTGCATTAACATCAACTTTGTTGTGGGGTAGAGTTTGGGAATTTGGGGAATATACGTTACAAGACAAAGCACCATTTGAACAGGTGTTAATACCATCTTTAACTAGGTTAGGTTTCTTTAATTGTGGGTTGCAAACGATTAGAAGTAACGAAGGTTCAGAAGGGTTACCAACTCACGTAAATGCGAATCAAAATATAAGATACAAGGGAGCTTTGCAAAACTTTAGATTTGAGCAATTTTGGAAGTTTAAAGATACTGTTTTACCTTATTTAGCAAGTAATTTTACAAGAATTGGAAACGGTTTTTATCAGTATAGTATAGAAGATGAACAGATTATATTTGATGCTGCTTCATACTTAGGTGTTTCTAGTAATATAGACCCTACACAGCCATTGTCTACATTTTCACAGGCTTTTTTATTATTAAAACAAGTTACTTTTGAAGTACCGCCAACAAACACAGTAATTAATATTAATGGTAGTGGTGTCTTAAGTGTTGGAACATCTGCAAATCTTTACGCTGGATTATTTTATATAATTATACATATTGATACTAATGGAAACAGAAGGTATTTAATACAACCCCCTTCATTTAATGGAACATTTACTATTAATCAATTATTTACATCTTCAAGCACTTTTGCAAGTGCTGAATGGGTGTTGGATTCCGATATAGTTCCAGATAGTTCAAATAATTTAACCGCTCAAAATATTTCAAACACTTTGTTTTCAGTATTGACAAATCAAAACAGTAACATAAATTTTGATATTAGATTACCTCCAACAGTAGAAGAAGGGGGAACGTTTGAATTTTATTTAAGTCCTTTAATCGTTAGAACAAGCCTTTTAAGTCAAGCTACTGAAGCATCTTTTGCAGATTGGGAGTTTACACTAGAAAACTTAAACTTTGCACCACAACCGATTGATTTAGGTATAGGAGAGTTTCACGATACAAAAAGGAATGCTTTAATTTCAACTAATTTAGTTGACCCAGTAAGTGTTATAAATGCAGACGAAACAACAGACTATTTTTTAAACGGATTAAAAAGAATAAGATTTGGAAAGTTGGAAAATTACACATTATGGTATAGTGAAGTGAATATTCCAAGACCTTTTTTGTTAGAATTAACAGGCTTTGAGCGAATTGAATCAGCCAATAAAACACGAATGATTTTTGAAGGTGATGTTTATAATTACGTGCCTTATTTCAGCAGCTATACAATGAGTGCTTTTGAAGATAAAAAGTTTGTTTGTATAGGATACAACTACAACACTTCAAGAAATGTAACCAAGTTAACTTTAATTGAAGTTTGCAGCGTTGGTTTTATAGCTAACACTTACGAAAAAAGCATTATCTTTGAAAATGAACAAAACGTATTAATTGATATAGACTAAATGGCACAAGTACAAGGAAATAATAAGATAGTTTTTTTACAGCGTGCTGGTGAGTTTATTCCAGTAGGTTGTATTGTTAGTAATTCGTTTGAAGAAAGCAGCGAAACCTTGGCTGCACAAACAAGAGAGTTAGGCATTTGGACATCAATCATACCTGATTTACAAAGTTATTCTATAACAGTTGAAGCTATACAGGATTTAGAGATAGGCGGGATTATTACTTTTGAAGATATAC